TGACAACCGGAAGCTCGGAAAACGTAAAAATTTGGGTACCGCTTTATGGTACCTTGGGACTAGCCCTGGTACCACCTATCCTTGCGCTGGTAGCTATAGGCTGCCTGTCAACGACCATAGAGCCCGCTCCCCGGGCGGACGGGCGGACGTACGAGGTCGCTACCCGGAAGCTATGCGGAATGACGCTGTCTAAGACCGAGAGCCCGGTCCAGACCCAGACGCAGAAGGCCCGCGCGCGCGCGTCAAGTAGTTATCGATGGCTCGGTACAACCTGCGGGATCGCCGCGGTTGTCGCGTTCGTTGTTGGGTATATCACGCATCTGAGGGAGGCTGCTGGCGCCGGTGTGATCCTCGGGCTGGGGTCTGTCGGGTTTATGTGGCTGTCGATTGCCGGGCTGTCCTGGTGGGCTATTGCCGCGGGGCTGGGCGCGTGTATTGTAGCTGTGCTGCTACATTTCAGGCTCATCAATTTCGACATAATCCAAAAACTGCGAGATCGGAACCATGACTGACGAAGAACGCGGAAAAATTGAGCATCTGTTGCCCATTTTGAAGCAGATGCAGGACATCCACGGCGTTTTGGTCGATATGTCCTCAAAACTGGAAGGCGTGTGCATCCTGGCCAAGGCTCACGAAAAGGACCTGAACGGAAACGGCCAGCCGGGCTTGAAAACGCGCCTGGATACTGTCCAGGTGACGCAAGAGACGTGCCCGGCGCGAGAACGCAGCCGCCCGGCGAACATGATCGCTTACATGGCCTTGGGTCTGTCCGCCCTTGCGCTGATCGGTAGCGCTGTCGCCAAGTTTTTGCAATAAGCCTCGGCTGGTGCTATAGTATAGTTCTATGTTTGATCCTGCCTCCCGCTACTCTCCTCGGGAGGCTTTTTCATTTTTCTGCAAAAATACGCCAAAAAAGAGCAGAACGCCCTTGAAATGTACCTCGAAATGGCGTATATTGTAGGTATGGAAAGAGCAACCACAACTTGCGAGCCGACCGACGACGGAGTGAATGTCGTCGGAAATGAAGTGCTCGCCGCGATGAGCCGCGGCGGTCATCCGACCGTGCCACGACAGGTCAAGGTGTTTTTCTTCGAAACCGACGACGGTTTCGAAAAGGGATGCTGCGACGTCGTGGGAAACAGCGCGGTTATTCGTGTGAGTACCCGCAATGGCGATGGTTCTGCAATGGCGACGTCGCACATTGTCGAATTTCTTGCCCACGAACTGTGTCACGCGTTCGATGGGCTAGAATTTGATTTTTCCGCACAGTACGCGGAACGCCGCCAGGAAAAACTGGCTCGTCGCATCGGCGCGAAGGTTGCGAGAAGGTTTCGCAGAAAACGATTCACACTCTAGGAGAGAGACCATGACAACCAAGATCAGCGTCGCTGAGATCGCAAACAAATGCGGACTTAGCGAGCCGATGCCTGAAGAAAACTTGACCGATTGGGCATTGAATGCCCTTATCTACGTCGAGACAAGAACAGTAGGCGAGGCTGAACTAGGATTCGCCTACGAGGCGTCCCAAACTTTCGGGAAATGGTTTGACGACCATTTCGACATCGTCGCAAAGTAAATACGGAGTGAAGACCATGACAACCATCGAGAAACGCCTCCACGAAATCGCAGCCGCCGGTTGCGGGATTGTCACCGACGACGCCGGAAACGGATGCGCCGGTCCCGCGTACCTGGACGCCGAGACGCTCTCGGACATGCTTGGATCTGGCGCGTTTTCAGACGCCACGATCGAAACCGACTTTTACACAAATGAAGCCATCTGCGAAACGGGCCGGGCTCAGTACGCGTTTGAATCGCTTGGGATGGCCGATCAGTTTGCCGGAACCGACTGGATCCAAGTCAGCCTGCGGTCCAACTCGCAGGGCTGGAGCCAAGTTGGCTGGATCTGGAACTAAAGGAAGCCACGAAGGCAAGCCTAACAAATGGAGTGAAGACCATGATCTTAAACCTCACCCAGCACGCCGCCAGCCCCGAGCAAATCGAAGCAGGGGTAATCGAGCCCAAGAACAAGGAGGCCGTCAAAAGCCTCCTCACCTTCAAGACCCTGCCAACGGTGACTGATGTCGCCGAAAGAGCAGGGAAGCTGGCGATAATCGCCAGCGAAAGCGGATGCAAGTCCGCAATGATCGGCGGTGCCCCGTTCTTAATGGGGGCCCTTCAAGAAACCCTCGCTGGCTTCGGAGTTAATCCCGTCTACGCGTTTTCTCAACGCGAGAGCGTCGACCAGACGCAGGCGGACGGTAGCGTTCGCAAGGTCGCCGTGTTCCGCCACCTCGGATTCGTGGAGGTGAACTGATGAAGACCATGACCTCCAACGAGATGAAAGCCTTGCTTGAAAGCAAGGGCCTCGCCGTCCACACGCTGAAGTGGACGCACAGCTACCGCGGAGGGGCGACGTTTATCGCCTGCCCCAAGGCGGACTTCGGGGATGCTATCCCCACCGAAGAGCACGGGATAACCGTGCGCCCGTTCCCGTCGACCACGTTCGACGGAACGGGTTACGACGGCCGCGGGCGCCGCGGCGAATGGTTCGCCGTCACCCTGGCAGAAGAGAGCGATGAGGACGCCGTATTCTTGACCGCTGACGACGGATGGGAAGGGGTTGAGGGCGCCAAGACCCTGTGCTCCGACAGGGACTCAACGTGGAGCCTTGTGCCGTGCAGGCTCGCCCAAGAAGCCCCAGAGGAGGCCTGGAATAGCCTCGCAGGGCTCTTTGAGTAACTTCACTCCAGCCCCCTTCGGGGGGCTTCTACCTTAAAGGAGAGGACCATGACCAACACAATCACAATCACACGCCCACCCCTAGTGCCAACCGTCGCCAGCAAATGGCTGCGCCGGACCTTGCCGGTCGCGTTGCCGGTTGCCGAGGTCCGCAACGTCGCGGGGGGCAAAGGTTTTGTGGCAAATCTCGCCACAGAGAAAGCTTCGCCGGCAAAAACCCAAACCCAAAAAATAGAGGTATGATATGAGGAAAAGGCAAGTCCACGCGTCAATCGACGAAGAAACCAAAGCCAAGCTCAAAAAGCTGGCAAAACGTGAGAACCGGAGCTTATCTGGCCAGCTTCGCCATCTCATCAAGCGTGCGCTGATGGCCGTCAGCGAGTCAAAAGGAGAGTAGGGCATGAACTGGATTGAGAATCACCTGCTAATCCTGGTGGTGCTGACATGCGTAGCGTGGATTGCCGGGCTCGCATCTATCGCGCTGAACACACTGTGCAAAAAAGTGGGCTATAAGCTCATCACTTTCATCCCACTATGTGGCAGCGCCGCTGCGTTTGTGGGCTTGGTGGTAGCCTGTATCATCAGCATTGTCCTGAAAATCACACACGTGCAGGGATAGCCATGAGCATCAAATCCTACGTAAGGCAGCCAGGTGCGACTATCCGAAAACTCCGCACAGCTTACGGCAAGGCGCGTCTACTGGTCGACGTCCTCGAATCCGACGGCAGCCCGGCGCAAGCCGAGGCGCGTCAGCGGATGTACGAGCTATTAGACCAACTTCGCGAACACGACCCGGACTTCCACGAGGCAATTGAAGCCTACATGGAAGAAGACGTCCGGCAATTCAACGAAATGCTGGAGCATGGCGTCATATAGGAGGCCGCTGGCGGCCTGAGCGAGGACAAGGGCCTCCAGCCTTAACATCATGAAGGCGATTTTACAACGGATATGGGAATGGCTCATTCGCGACTTCCCACACCACCAAGGAGGCTGTCAGAAATGAGTAACGAATGCGGAGGCGTTCTGTGCCAACTGTGCAAGGAATCGCCGGTCGTTATCTACGGTGAAAAGCTGTGCGTCGAATGCGCGGAGAAGGCTAAGAGGTGCCGCGTATGCCAGGAGCCCGGCAAGGACCTGTGCGATACGTGCCTCGCCGTGATGCGCGGCGACCGGAGTGTGATGAAGTGAAGCTCAACCTAGAAACCGAACACGACCGGAACAAGGCCGCTGAATACCTCGCAACGCTCACAAAGCGCAAGGCGTTCATCGAGCTGAAAGAGGTAAAGAAAAGCAGGACCAACCGCCAGAACGCCTATTTACATGCAATGATAGCCGAATGGGCAATGCAAGCAGGCTACACGCTGGAGGAAATGAAATACGCCATCAAGGCGGCGCTCGGATACACGTACGAAAAGAAGGGCGTTGTGATGTACCGTCCAACGTCCGCGATGGACAGCGGCGAACTGACAACCTTCATCGACAAGATGCGCATGCTGTCCGCAGAATACGGCGTGGATCTGATGAGCGCCGAGCAGTTTGAGCGCGGCGGCTGGAAGGACATCGAGAAACGAAAACAGGCCATGAAGGCCTACCTATAGGAGAGAACCATGGTCAACCTAGAACACTGGAACGCACTATGCAGACCGCCGGAAGGCGCGTTGAAACAGATCAAGGGCGGCAGGCTCAAGGGCATGACCGACATCAACCCCCAATGGCGCTACAAGGTAATGACCGAGCACTTTGGGCCGGTCGGCATTGGCTGGGCGTTCGAGATCGTGCGGACTTGGTGCGAAGGCGCTACGGACGAAGTATGCGCCTTTGCTGAGATCAAGCTCTTCATCAAGCACGACGGCGAGTGGTCGCAACCTATTCCTGGAATGGGGGGCTCAAAGCTACTGGCCCAGGAAACCAACGGGCGACACGTATCGGATGAGTGCTTCAAGATGGCTGTCACCGACGCGTTGAGCGTAGCGATGAAGACGGTCGGCGTTGCTGCTGACATCTATGCAGGCTTCTTCGACGGCTCAAAGTACACAGTTGCCCCGCCCAACGAACAGCATCAGCAACAGCAGCAACAGCAGCCGGACCCTAAGCAGGATGATGCGGCGTTCAAGGCGGCGGAGAAGCTGCTGAGCGCCAAACAGCAGGCACTGGCCCCAGAGCAGTTGGACTGGTGCATCGCAAATATCCAGCAATTCCCGCAGGACGTAATCGACTACCTCAACAAATTCTAGGAGATAATCATGGCCGAATACCCGTCAGAAGACGAAATGTGGCTGGAAGAAGAAACCGATGTGCGTTATCAAGACAGCCCATACCAACGTGGTTCTTATCTCAGGAACAAAGCTGACGAGTACGAAGACATGGACTACAACGAGCAGCTGAGGCGGTTTAACGACCCGCATGGATTGACGACTACTGACGTATTTTACGTAAGGACCCCAAAAAAGGAGATAATCATGGCAGACCCCACATTCCCAGATGGAATCCGCGTGTACGCGCCAAACGACCGCGCGCCGGACTATGTCATCGCCGATCTAGTGATCAACGTCCAGCAGTTCGAGCAGTACATGCGTGCAGCTCACGTCCAGGGCGAGCTGCGCCTGGAGTTAAAGCGCTCAAAGAAAGGCAACCTGTACCTGCAGGTCGACGACTGGCGCCCAAAACCTCGCACGTACGACCCGGACGAACGCCCGCAACGCACGTACAATCCCAAGGCGGGCCCGCCATTTCCGCCAAGCCGCTGCCCATCGCCGCCTCCCCCAGTTTCCACACGTCGCGCGCCAGAAGAGCCGCCCGGCTATTACCCCGGCTCTGGTCTAGGGGCCAACGGCGCAGAAATAAACCCGCCGGATGTGATTCCCGGGCTTGAGTGCAACGATGACGAAATCGACTCAATCCGATTTTGATGAAACGCAAACACGCAATCAAATGCGCCGACTGCCAGAACTGGCCTACCGAGAAACAGTACTGGCAACAACGAGCAGGACACTGCCCGGTCGATGGTAAATACAGATGGCCGCAATGGCTTAGATACTGCCCGAACTACCAAAAACGCGAGGAAGACAATGAACCAACCAACATATGAGCAATGGGTGATCTCCTGGATGGGCCGCGAGCCGTGGGTTCCGTGCGAGACCGGACGAGACGCCCCGGCGCACGTGGGATCCGTGATATACTGGAAAGGCGACAAGTATCGGATCTTTGGCTTCACAGATTTCCACGAGTGGCGGCCAGAGTACAAGTACCATCAACAGCCATGCGATGACCGGCATAATCGGCTGTTTGCCCTTGGCCGCAAGGAGAACGATTGATGAGACAAAAATTGCAACTGTATCCTACCCTAAACAAGCCCGTAACGCTGGAGCTGAAAGACACAGAAGAGCTGAAAGACTTTTCGGACCTGTTGCTGTGCACAGCGCTCGTGTCCGCGGCAGACTCCGTCATGAACGAAGACGGGACATGGTCACACACCATCACGCTTACACCAGAGCCCGGCCACATATGGCACGAAAATTAGACCTGAAGAGGTTACTCCGTGACGGATCAGAAACATTCAGACGGCTCAACGCCGGTGCTGAAGCTCAGCTTGCCCGACTTGCGGATACCAAGCAGAAACGAAGTGGACAAAATGCATTGGCGGCTGAAGACCCAGATTCGCCGGGCGTGGTCGATATACCTGGTTCGCTGCATGTACGGATTGTTCGGTACATACCAGACCGACGCCACGAACAAGACGATGACAATACGTCGGGGGGCTGCAAGAGCCTTCGTGACGCAATCGCCGAGTTCCTCTGCCGCAAAGGTGATTCTGAGGAAGACGGGCTTAGCTGGGAATACGCCACAGTAGTCGGCGAACCGTTCAGAGTTGATATCGAAATCTACGAGGTAACCGAATGAAGCAATACGGAAAGCTTGACCTGCGCAACATGGACTGCATGGACCTACTGCGCGATGCGCCGGATAACGCGTGGGATCTGGCTATCGTCGATCCGCCATACGGGATTGATGTTGCAAATATGAATATGGGCGTTGGTAAAGGCAAGAGATGTTCAAACCCAAACAACCGAAAATGGTCTGCAAAAGATTGGGACGTAGCCCCATGTGGCGCCTTTTTTGATAGTCTGTTTCGCGTATCTCTCAATCAAATTATCTGGGGCGGAAACTATTTCAGCTTGCCGCCGAGTCAATACTTTGCTGTATGGGACAAGGGCGAAGGTATGCGCGGCCGCTCATTCGCAGAGGGAGAGTTTGCCTGGGTTCGAAGTGGAGGAACTAGGATTCATCGGCTTTCCCCTGTAGACAAGCATCGCATTCATCCCACACAAAAGCCCGTCGCCCTATACCGCTGGCTCTTGCAGAACTACGCAAAGCCGGGAGATACAATCCTGGACACGCACGGCGGAAGTATGAGCATAGCGATAGCGTGCGGTGAGAAGAAACATGATCTTACCCTGTGCGAGCTTGACGAGGACTATTTCAAGGCGGGCGTTGACCGCGTGCAAGGCTATTTCTGCCAAATGGACATGTTCTATGACCAGCCGAGACTGATAATCAATGGAGAAGAAGTATGATCACACGCCTGACCCAAAAGCAACGCTCAGCCAAGCGCCGACTGAAAGACAACGAAATGTCGCGCAAATGCAGAGACCGGGCCGACGGCTACTGTGAGCGCTGCTGTGAATATTGCCCGTACAGGGGCGCTGCTCATCACGACTACCGCCGAAACAACTACCCACACCTGCGCCACGAGCTGGCAAACCTTACCTGGCTGTGCGTAGAATGCCACCGCGCCGTCCACGCCCAGGTAGAAATGGGCCACGAAGACATGCGCGCCATCCGGATAGAGCGCGGCGACTCAAAATATTTGTAAAATACGCCAAAATACGCCAAAACAGCCCTTGAAATGTACTCTGAAATGGCGTATATTTATAGTATGGAAAGAAACACCACAACCCAAGCGGAGAGAGAAAAGATGGTAACGAAAGAAATGCAGGCTTACATGACTGAGATCGTCAAAGAGCGCGGAATCACGCAGGAAACGTTCACCAAGGAAGTTTGCGGCGACGTCATGAAAGAGGCTGTCCGCCGGATGGACCGCGCAATCAGCCGGGCCAAACAGTCTGAGACGTTTTATCACAACTTTACTAGCGTGCTTTATCTGAAGATTGTGGCTCGCGCTGCACTGAACGCCTAACCCCTTCAACCCCCTCTCCGGAGGGGCTTCCAACAGGAGAGAGACATGGCAAGCAAGAAAGACGCTTACAACACAGCAGCCCACCTCTACTACGTAGACCACACCGAAAAGACGTGTGAGGAACTTGAGGCCGAGGGGTATCACCGGTTCAACTGGGCAGACGCCGTTGACCAGGGCGAATTCTTTAATATTGACGACGCGATTGCGTGTGGCGAAGAGGCCGCGCGCCAAGCCGTCGAAGCCGAGTAAGGAGAGAGACATGACAACCAAGCGTGAGCTGACAATCGCAAACGCCAAGCTCCAGACAGAAACCGCGCGCCTAGAGGCCAGGATTCGCCGCCAGGACAAGGCAATCAAGGCGCTTGAGAAAGCGCTGCAGGCCTGCTGGGAATACGTCAAAATCGTAAGGGAGGAAAAAGACGTGAGCAAGTACAATGACACACTATACCGGTTTGCGTCAGAAAACGGGTTATCCTGTGTCCACTTCTTCGAGGAGAAGGAAGCCAAATGAGCACAAACCTCAAAGGCGTGTTGGCAATAATTGGATCCGCCCTTATGGCTTTCGTCATGTGGATCGCCTTGGCCGTCACCTGGCAGCGCTCCAAAGTAGAGCCGTGCCAATGCAAGCAGCTTCTGCAGATGATCCAGCGAGCGAACCGCCGGATTGCGGTCCTAGAGGCCAATCAACGCCAGCCCTTGCCGCCGTGCGACCTGCAAGGCTTCGAATTCCAGCCGGAGGACTACAGGTGAAACCGGTTGACGAAGAGACGATCAAAGCCCACCGCAAAATCGAACAAAAAATGAAAGAGGAGGCCAAACGCAGACACGAACGCTGGAAGAAGAGAGGGAAAATCAACACCAAAAAGGAGAGAAAGTAATGCCAAGCATCAAAAAAGCAGTCTGGGAAAAAGCACTCAAAACCATCGAGGAGCTGACGCGCGAGAAGCGAGAGTTGTTCGAAGAGCTTGAAACTGTGAAAGAATGGTATACACGCGAAAAAAAAGGAAACGACGCCCGTCGCAGCCGCGAAGTCAAAACGTGGGAGGGTTTGAGGACCGCGCTACGCCTTGCCAAGCCGGATCTGTGTACGTGCAAGATCGCAGGCATGACAAACGACCAGATGCTGGAACGCCTTCACGACTCGATAAATTGCATGCAGGAAGCGTTGGCTGATACCAAAAAGGAGCTGGAATACAGTCAACTCCAAATGCGCAGCGTGGCCGAGCAGGCGTTGCATCGATTCCTCGAAAAACCAAGCCGGTAGAAACCCAAACCCAGAAACCTCACACAAGGAACCACATCATGAAACACATCATCATAAGCATCATGCTCCTAACGGGGCTCTTCACCTACGCAACCGACTACACCCCCATGGACGGAGACATCGTCTTCGCCCGCGGCTACCAGAACGCACCGCCCTTCATTGCTCCGGACGGAACACCGTTCGGCACAACCGGCCCAATGATCGAGTCAGTACAGGGCAGCGACATCATGCACTGTGGAATTGTCATCGTCGAGAGCGAGGGCGTATTTGTCATCGAAGCTGGCGGCGCCGGGCCGTTCGTCGCCAAGACGCCCTTGGACGAATGGATTGCACGCTCCGGCGTCTGGGAAGTCAAGCGATTGTGGTTCGCGGAGTGGATTCCGGGAATCATGCGGACATGGGCCGAGACCGCAGAGACCCGCGTTGGCGAGCCGTATGACTTCGGTTGGTCGCCAGGGCCGGAACTCATGTACTGCTCTGAGATCGTCGATTGGGCGTTCCCATTCAAGGAGTTCGGATTGCCCTTGGCATGTTGGCAGCCGTTCGACGAACTGGTTGAAGGAACGCCGGTCGACCCGTACACGTCGGCGCTGTTCGGGCTGCCCACTGGCATGATGCTGTCGCAGTTCTTGCCGATGCTCGGCTTTGACCTGTCGGTTGACGTGCTCACCCCAGAGAAACTGTACAGATCGTATTTGCTGAGGAGTGTGCAATGATAGTCTGCCTATGCGGATCAACGAGGTTTCGCGATGAATTCGCGGCATGGAATTACGAAGAAACCATGGCAGGTAACATCGTTCTGGCACCTGGTGTATTTGGCCACTCTGGCGATCCTTTAACCGACGAAGACAAGGAGCGGCTGGACGAATTGCATTTACGCAAAATCGACATGTGCTCCAAGGTGTTGGTGATCAACCCAGATGGATACATCGGCGATAGCACAAGAGCCGAAATCAAGTACGCGCGCAAAAAAGGCAAGCTAGTCCGTTACGCCTACGAATAACCCGACCCGGCAAATGTCCTGCCCGCCTTGGTGGCGGGTGGGGCTTTCTAACCCAACCAGTAGAGTAACGATGACGGCAAGTGAGTTGATACGCGAACTGACAAATCTCGACCAGGACAAGGTTGTGATCTGCGCCGACGAGGACGGCGGCTGGGACAACATCCAAGAGGTTAAAGAGGTCGATGGACACATACAGATTGTTTTCGGCGGTGGAAGCCCGTTCAGAGATGAGTAACCCAACCATCAGGAGAGTAACAATGAGCTATATACGCCTAGCAAACGGAACTGTCTGGCCGCACCCGCGGCCTATGACAGAAGACCAGGGAACATCACTCGAATGGAGGCTGAGGCGTTCAAAAGATCCGCTGACGCGCCCAGAACGGCTGGTGGCCGCAAGCGTTCTCGAGGCCTATCGTTCGCTGATCATGCACCCGTTTCAGACAGATCAGCACATCGCCCGGATTGTAGGCGAAATCAGGGAGAAACTGGAGAAATCACAATGAAAGACACCTGCCCATCTTGCGGCGCTCAAAGGTTTGAAGGGAATCCCCAACCATCAGGAGAGACAGGAGAGTAACGAATGACAGCAGAGCAATGGAACAAACGGTACCAGGTCGGCATGGATGTTGCGTACATCCCAATAATAGGCGAAGAATCCTACGTGCTCACAAAAACCAAATCAAGTGCGTGGGAGCTGGCCCCAGGCCAAGCAGTGGTTATGATCGAGGCAACGGCTTACTGTGTGAGCCTTGACAACCTTGTGACGGATGACGATTTGAACCCCTACCAGGAGAGTAACGATGAAAGCCTGTAACACCTGCAACGGCACGATGGACCTGATCATGGAAGGCGAGTGCGGGAACTGGTATGACACCGTGTATTGGTGCCCCCATTGCGGCACGATGAGGACGTCTCGCACAGACGGATATGCCGAGAGAAAAGTCCAATATCAGACGCCGGCAACCCTATCAGAAGCCTTGAAAGTACCCGGAAGTAACCCCAACCACCAGGAGAGTAACGAATGAACGCAGAGCAATGGAATGAAAGGTACCCAGTCGGCACAGACGTGATCTATTACCCAATCGCCGGACGCAAATATCCCTACGTGATCGCAAAGACCCGATCAAAGGCGTGGGAGCTGGGTTCAGGTCATCCAGTCGTCAAAATCGAAGGAAAGCCGGGCGGCGTCAGTCTAAGACACATTGAAATCACCAGGAAGTAACGTATAGTAAGAGAGGCGCGGCTTACTGCGGCTTGATCACCGTAGGACAGCCCACGACCCGGCAGGGTTGCCGCCGCCTCTTCTTAGCCGGGATAATGCCGGGAATTCTTTCCCGCCTCAATCGGAGGCAAAAGCGATGCCTAAGAAAGCTGAAGTGCGCCAGATTTGGCGCTGTGTCTATTGCAACAAGTACTACTTAGTCCGCCACGCATGCGAGACACACGAACGCTACTGTGGCAAAAACCCTACCAACGATCACAAGTGCCTCAAGTACTGCAAGCACCTGCGGGATGGCGGAATTGGTATCGAGCGGTTTTGGTGTGCGTCCCTACGTGAGCCCTTGTACTCGTTTGGAGCAGAGCGTAGTCCGAGCATGCATGGGCATCTAGGCAACATGGTGCGCATGCCGCACGAGTGTGAGCATTACATCTGCGATTTGGGGGAGGACCAATGAACTGGCTTAACCTTGAACTGACAACCCTCCGCTCTGAGCGGTTCCTTGGCTCTGAACCCGTCGAGCGTGCGACATGGCTGTGTCTGATGGCCTATTGCGCGGACCAGGAAAACGGCGGGGTATTCGAGAGCTGCGGAGAATGGGGCGACCGCAAGTGGATGCAGCTTGTAGGCGTCACCGCGAAAGAGGTTAGAGCACCGTCCGACCTATGGAGCTGGGACGGCCACACCTTGATCGTTTGGGGCTACCCCGAGAAGAAACAGGCAGAGGTCCAGCGACTTCGTGATCAGGCAAGGAATGCCGCGGCTAAGCGGTGGGGCAATGCCAAGCCTATGCCACAAGGCATGCCAGCAGGCATCCAGAAAGGCAATGGGGTAGGCAATGCGGAATTAGAATTAGAATTAGAAGTAGAAGTAGAAGGGAATAAGAAGAAGAAAAGACGGATTGAATACAATCCTCAGTTTGATGCTTTGTGGAAACTCTATGGACTCAAGGGCAATAAGAAGCCTGCCTATGCAGAATGGCAGAAGCTCGACGAAGCCGACAAGGATGCGGCGGCGGAGGGCATCGCCCCTTACCTTCAGGAAACGCCAAACAGAACCCTGCGGAAAGACATGGAGAGGTATTTCAGCAATCGCGTTTGGGAGGGCGTCTTGGAACGCAAGCGAGAGGGCTGTCTGAACATCCCGCAACGTCCCAACGAATTCGGAACCCCAGAACCCCAAGAGGAGAGAGATTATTCACTATGAGCCCTAAGATTTTCCCGACAGTATTGATTCTATTGGATATCGCCGCGTCAATTGTGTACACATGCCATGGAGACTGGCGAAAGGCGGTCTATTGGCTAGCAGCAGCGATACTGACCGTAACCGTAACCTTTTAACCACGGAGATACAAAATGATTACAGGCCACGCGAAATTCCTGTACGAGGATGGCTCAACGGTTGTGATACGGGCGATGGCGTCACTCAAAGGGTTGCGCCGTCGCGGCGAGATGCCATGCGCGGTGAAGTTAAATTGCCACGCATCTACGCAACCAGAAAGGGCACGACTGGCGACATGGAAGCTGAGTGCCCGCAATGTAGTCCCAATGGGAAACGCCACGTGGACCATTCCGACTGAATATCGAGCAGGGACCACCCAACCCCCCGAACCAGAGGAGAGAGACTTTGGACTCTAGTGTATCAGACGGAATTTTGGCGGCGTTGAAATGGCGCGAGGAACACGCGGCCCACGTCCAGATGCTTGAGGAACTGGCAACGCATTGGTTCCCGCCGAGCGACGAAGATTTCGGCGACCCAGAGCTGTGGAAGCCTGGAAGCTGGCTTTGGCTGCGTGAGTTTTGGCCAACCCCACCAGAACAGAGAGAGGACTCACTATGAACCTGACGCAATTACAACAAGAGCGGCTGGAAGATCTCCGGCTAGACATGAAGGCAATGCATGGGTATTTGCAGAGCAAGTTTCACGTTGCGGACAACCTCGACCGGGAGAAGGTGGTATTAACGCTGTAGCAACTCCAATCCGTGCTGAACGTTTTTGGATTCGTCGCATCACTACACAACCAGAACCAAAGGAGAGAGAGTATGGACTCTGAAGAAATGAGCCTACCAAACGGTACTTGACCTCAGAATTCTATGTATGGAGCTACTGCTCAGAATCGCAGAGCTGGAGACTGCGGCCATGTCAGACGAGGAGATGGAAGACGAGCTGAGGAATAACGGCATAGATGTCGACGGAACTGTTGAACGCTGCCACGCGATCTACCAACCCGAACCAGAGGAGAGAGACTTTGGACTCTAAAGAACAACTGAACACAGCCATATACACTTGCAAGGCGAAGGCGAGTAACGCGGAATTTGGCAGAGAAGGTCAATGGGTGACTGGCTTTTTCAAGTGCTATATCACGCCCAAAATCTGCGTGTTTGACGAGCGCTACGGTTGGGACTATGTCCACATAGTCCCGGATACGGTATGCAGATGCACCGGGCTCAAGGACGTCAACGGCGACCTGATCTACGAGGGCGACAAGGTACAATGGGTCGACGACAGCACCGTGTGGGTGGATTCCCCGAGGGTGCGGGCTGTCGTCTGGCAGTACAACCGCTGGGCACTAATGCGCGTGGACCACAAAAAAGCCAACGCCTATACGAATCTGATAGACACAGACGAGCTGGAAATCGTCGGCAACATCCACGACACAGAACAGAGGCGAGACCAATGAACATCAGAGCAACAGTTGAACGGACCTTCACCTGCAAAGACTGCGGCGCGACGGAGGTTGTCCAGATGCCCGCGATATTCCCGAGTGTCCGACTGACTCGGTGTACGCCGTGTCAGCATGCCGCAAACGAGCGTGACCTTCTCGCCGCCCGACAGAATCTGATCCGGGAGATGGTCAAGAATTCCGGTATTCCCGCGAAGTACCAGAGATGGGACGCCGAGAAGGCGAGAGAGGTCGGCAGCAATCGAGTGCTGCAGTGGATTTTGCAACGCCAGGGCGCGTCCATGTGGCTAGGCGGCGAAAACGGCATCGGCAAGACGCACGCAACGCACTACGCAGCATATCAGCGCATCCTCCAGAATCGTGAGCCTGTCCGCGCTATCCGGTGCAGTGAGTTTCTGAAGGACGCGGTCCACCTCAGCATGGGAAACTATGAAGAGAGGCGGCTGTCGCGCCAGATGGTCGCTGATGCGGCGAACGTCTCCTTGCTCATAATTGACGATATTGGGATGGAAAACACCTCTGCTGATGGCCAAATCTCATCGGCAAAGGCGCAAATCCTGTACGACATTGTCAACGGGCGTCATATAGCAGACAAACGGATGTGGATCACGACCAATCTATCAGGCGCAAAATTACGGCGTCGCCTTGGCGATGAACACGGGCGTTCGGTCCTGAAGCGGCTGACCAACATGATACCCAAGGACAACATACTCAAAGGACAGGAGGACAATGACAGCAAAACTAGGCGGTGTCAGAGAACCAGACCCAGAGTCAGCGCAGATCTTAGAGGATCACCTGTGGGATCTGGTAGGAGGTGACCAATACAAACCGAGGAAAGCAAAATGAGCAAGAAAGAATCAAACCCGCCGCCTCCAAAAAACGGCAAACCACCGCCACCGCCGCCACCGCCCCAGGTAGGTCGTAAATATTGCGACGACATCTGCGAGAAGAGCGACCGGGCGCTGTGCACGTGCAACATGCCATCGGCACAGGAGCAGATAGCGCGGCTACAAAGAGAGCTGGACGAATTGCGCGGTGACTTGGCCGAAAAGCGATCCCTGATGGACCTCCAACACCGGCGCACGCTGGAGGCTCAGCGACTGTGGCAGACAGAGACAGGCAATACCCACTGGCCGGACCTAGGAACATTAATCGAATGGTTGACCGAAAGGGGTAACAGGGAAGAGGGTGAACTCGATACGCTCCACGGCGCAGCAACTGAGGCGCTGGTGTACCTGACAGACTTAACAGCATGTAACGCGCTGGACAGGGAGAGGCTTGGACTGATCAAATCGGCCAATGATCTACGCCAAAAGCTTGAGGAAGCGCTAGAGCTGGAGATAGTAACAAAAAACACAGAAACGACTTGACGCCCATAACAGGTTATGGTATTGTATTCGCTACAGCGTGGGAACGCAGCCAGGAAGCTGGCGGGCCGAGACGCCTTGCGGGTTCGACTCCCGCAGTGGGGACCAACCTTAACCCAAACCAGGGAAAAAGAGAATTGATTGCGAAAAGGGACGTTAACGTCAAATGAAATGCCCCAAGTGCCAACACGAGTTCAAAGACCCCGCCAAGGTAGCGGGCGGCAAAGCGTCGCGGCGCAAGGCCGGGCCGCGGTGTCCGGTGCACGGTACGTTCCTCAAAAACGGCAAATGCAAGCGCTGTGATGCCGACACGGTATACCTCATCCGCGAAGCCGGGGCTTTTACGTGGCACATCGCGCGGAGCCTGGACGCGATACATGCCGACTGCGGGGAGGCCGTGCCCGAGTTTCGAGAAACGTTTACATTTTCGGTAAAAGAGCTTCAGGCCCCACTGAAAAATTGGGAGATCGTTTGCAAGCAATGCAAGGAGGTAACTGATGTCTGAATATGAAGATGGCTATAAGGCGGGGCGCAGAGACGCTGCTCAGCGTATGCTGCACTTAGCGCACGAACTGACCGGGAACCACCCTTTGACCGGCATTATAACAATGTCAGTAGAGCGAAATGAAGCCATCGCCGCTTTGCGCGAAGTTTGTGCCGACAACGACTGGCCGGACAATTTGAGCCTTGCCGATATTATTCGAAAGCATGTTAGGAGGTAACTGATGAGTGACCAAGTCGAATGTTTGGAGTGCTACTGGTCGGGCTTGCCGTGTGAGCTGGCGTGCTCTGACGGGGAGTATGAAATGATCGGGGAAGAGCGGTTTCTGCATATGGTACGCAACCGCTGTCCGGATTGCGGCTCAACCAACATCGAGGACATTGACGATGAACAAGACGAAGACTGTTGAGGCGCTCAAGGCGCTAAAAATGGACGGGTTGGCAAACACCCGGATCGGCTGCGGTTGCGGCGTCGACGATCTCATCCCGTGCGTTGACGAGCACAGCGGCGATTGTCGACCGGGCTACAAATGGGAGTGCGCAAAATGCGTTGACTCTGCCACGTGCGACAATTTTACATGGCCGTATGGACATCAAGAGGCGTGCTGCTACCAGCTCATTCCGCAGGAAAAGGTGTCCGACCACTGCCGCCGGACGGGTCGACGGAACTGCCACATTTGCGAAGATACGCGATGCGGTGACAACCTCAAGAGGTAAACATGAACGCAGAACAACTAATGACGCACGTCCTGAGCGACCCATATCTATGGCGCATGCACCAGCGGCGTGAGAACCTACGTAGATCGAGGTACGATCGCGACCGAACCACGTGCATACGGTGCGGACAACCAAAGAGCCCCGACAAGGCGTTTTGTAGCGCCGAGTGTTGTAAGGCGTCGAAAACGGAGAGAAATAATGGCAACTAAGCAAACACTGATCAACGAAATCAACCGGCTTCGGGCGCTACGGGACCAACACCAGCGCACGGCGAACCGCTTCGCCGATCAGCTCGACAGGGCGTTGGAACGTTTGGCAAAGCACCTGGAAGAAACCAAAGAGGCAAAAGTATGAACGTACTATTTTGGATCATTGCAGTCGCGACAGTTGTGTCGCTAGTCAATTTTGTTTTGGAGACCAGGCGGCTGGTCAAGACACGTGGTCAACTGATCAATGAAGTAAACCGCGAGCTTCAACGGCTGGCCGAGATGCGCCAACGGCTGGCCGAGATGCGCCAACGACTGGCCGAGATGGAGAAAAGGAAATGACAACCAAGGCCACGACCAAAGCTGAACTGGAGAAAATAGTCACCTCTTTCACGGATTTTGCCAGTTGTTTGTATGTACATGGAAAGCAATACCCGAGGAACACGTGTCCGCTTGAGTGGATCAAAGCGTGGTATGGCTACACCACGAAAGAAGAAAGCGTGGTTCGCGAGCGAGCAGATCGCTTAGAGCGAGCCATACACGACCTAGAGGACGAGCGGGACCGATTAAATGCCGAAATCGAAGAAACTAAGGTAAAGGCGTTTGACATGCTTTTGGCTGCGAGCCTGGAGGTAAAGTTATGACAACACCCGAACTCGTAGCAATGCTGATCCTGCTGGCGCTCGCTATCCTGGTGATATTGCCTGCACTTTGGAAGGATCACGAGGCGTGTCAGCCGCTGTGCGTCAAGTGCAACCGCGAGCCTGGATACGTCGACATCGACGGGATCAAACTCTGCGTCAAGTGCGCTGAAACATGGAGCGTCCAATGAGCCTGCAGCGACTCTGGAAATACGTCTGGCGGACAGTGGTGGTCCTCGTGTTTGGCTTTCTGTTTGTCCGGGCAAACGTGATTCGGTGGAGTGACCCGTCGCTTACTGACACGGAGATATTCATCGAGATTTTTAGGTGGAAACGCCAACACGAGGACCAAGACAACTAGATGGGGAAGCCGATTTCTATAGGCGGGCTCAGCGAGCAAGATGCCCGAAAAGCGCTGAACATCGGGAAAATGACCCTGTACCGCTACCGCAAAGCGCCGGACTGGCCGGGCGATGACAAGCCTATCGCCGTACTCGCCATGCACGTTGCGGCAAAAAAGGGCGTTCAGGGCCGGTCGCCAAAGCCCACCAAGCCCAAACAGCCAGCCCGCCCGCCAGCCGAGTCGCAAGAATATGACGAGGACTGGGCAGAGTACGCTGACGCGATGAGCCTGGACAAAGAAATGAAGCTGACTATGATTGAGGTGAAGAAAGCAACCATCAGGGAATACCAGCTCAAATGTATGCAGGAATACAGAGACGCGCTTGTGTCTCAGATCAACGCGGCGCTGGACAAGGCAATCGAGGCGCTGGCGGAATGGATGGAACCGGATCAAATCGAGAACGTGCGCAAGGCATTCGGCCAAGCGCAAAGCCAAATCAGCAAGGCAAAATAGGAGAGGACCATGAGCAAGCTATGCATGGAATGCAAGCACCATCGCGCGGTATGCGTCGACACTGGCGTTGTCCGCCACGTGCCCCCCGCCAATCAGGTTGTTTCTAGATGCGTGCGGAATCAGGCACATTACGTTGTCAACAACTCTGGCGAGGAAGTCGTGATCGGCGCGCCGACATGTACGGATGAGCGCCAAGGCGAGTGTACTGCAGCGGCTATCTACTGGGAGCCGAAACAGCCGGAAGAGCCGAAAAAAGAGCTAAAGATTGAGCTCTTGCAACAACGGATTGAGCTTCTGCAACAGAAGGCAGAAGTAATGAACGGAGCCGTTGAGATTTTAGAGGATAAGTGTCAACAACTACGCGAATCCCACGAGCAAGTCGCCGAGCACTGGCACCTTGTCCGCGAATACTCACTCGAACAACTGCGCGAAATCTGCAAGTCTATACCGCCGCCAGAAGACCTGGAGGGCTACAAGCTGGAAATTCGACAAGCCAAATGTGGCGATGAATATTGGCTTGGTCGTCACTGGGAAACGTGCTATGCCGACAGGATGCAGCACGAATACCTTGTCCGCGTCCCGATAGCCGAAGAACCCGAGTACATCGAAGGCGACGAGATCACCGACGAACTGCTGAAGCGCGGACGTGTGATTTGTGAGGTCTTTGACCCGCTTGTCGAAGAATGGCTTCAAACGCTACTTTTAATGGTCGATTGCTCCTACAACAATGAACCTTCTTTCGTGACAAAACCGGTAGGCTGTGACAACCGCGTGCTCTGGAAGCAATGCCGCATCAAGAGATCGGACATACCACAGCCCGAAGGCAAAAAATGGGCGATCATCCGGCACGATGGCACACCGTTGACGGTAAACGGTCACACACTCAAAGAAGGCCAAGTACTCAGACTCACAGATGGGGAATTGGTAATCGAGGAGACGGCCCCAAACGGCGATGAACGCTAAACGGTCAACGTGGAAGACAAACATTCGCTACCGCTTCGGCATTGACGAGGCGGTAGACGATGACGTCCGGCGCGTGTTCACGAGGGCCGACGACCGGCTGAAATCGTATGTGCCGGCAAACATTGTTGATTGGGTGCAGGAGAACTACACGCCGGATTGGTCAGACGAGCCGATCCAGCTCGAACCCTACCAGATAGAGCCGATGCAGGCACAGGTAACGCCTGGCGTCGAAGAAGTGATAATCGTCGGGCCGGAGCGGTTCGGAAAGTCGACAATTCCCAGATGCGGCATGCTGTACAAGATGGTCTTCCATCGAGGGCCAAAACTGATCATCTACGAGGAGAAGAACAAGGCCGCAAGCATCAACATGCGCGAATTTCATCCAGCGGTGTTGAGCGTCCCGGAGCTGCGGCGGCAGATCGAGGGCAAGTGGAAGGCACGGGCCAAATCGTACGACCTGAAAAGCTGCACGGTCGACTTTACCGGCGCTGGGGCAGATATTACGTCAACCTCGGCGCGCGACGTGTGGGCAGACGAGTATGACACGTGGCCGTTAGTCGATGAAAAACGTCGCGCGCAGATGCAGAACGTCCGCAAGCGTATGAGGCTATGGCGCAACCGCGGCGAGGGCTCGCTCGTGATCTGTTCGTCCGCGAAAGGAACGGAAGACGACTCGTCTATTTGGCTGGAATACGCGCCAATGCGCGACGGCGACAACCTGATTCCGCAATCGTCCATGGGCCTATGGCATCTACGCTGCCAGGGCTGCGGGGAATTGATCGACTCGACACAGATCGACGGTGTCTATGACAAGCAAAAATCAGAATTCCGCGGGGGTCTGCATTGGGAGAAGAACGGGCAAATCATCATTGAGGAATCTATCCGGCTCGTGTGCAGGCATTGCAAGCATGAGCACAAACAGCACGAATCCGCAAAGATGAACGCCGAGGGCGAATACGTCCACGCCTACCCGGAACTTGTTGGAAGGCGTCCCGGATATCTGTTTGGCTCGCTGTCATCGTTGCGGGCGCTGTCCTGGCTACAGATCGCCGAAGCTCGCCGGAGTGCTGCACATGACAAATCGTTTGAGACGCAGCGGACGTTCCACAACTCATTCCGGGGCGTGGCCATGCCGTTGGGCGACGCGTTGCGCCAGGCAGACAAGCAGGCGCTGATGCAGCATTGTCGACCGGTTGCGATTACGGCAGACGAAATCATGGCAGTCATCGCAGCGGCGGACACGCAGGAATCTCCATGGGGCTGGTTCTGGATTGTCCGGGCGATCGATAAGGATTGGAACACTCACCTACTCGCCGTAGGATTTGCACCGTCGAAGGCGCAGATTGAAGAAGTGCTCTGCAACGCGCGTTATCACGGGCGGCCGGTGGACTATGCAATTATCGACCAGGGCGGAACCAATGCCGACGACGTCAAGGCACTGGCAGAAGCGCACAGCAATATCTACCAGTACAAAGGCTCGTCTAATCCAAGATCGCTGTGGCATTGGTCGAAAAGCTCAGATCAATGCAAGCTTCTCATGTGCGACGCGTCGCGCCTTCAGGTCATGCTTCTTCGGAGTCTCTACGATCAGGCAGAGACCAAAGAAAACCATTACATGTTTTTGCCCCCAGCGACCGACGTGCCGAGCGATGACGATCCGGTCTATGACTATCTTACGCACGTTGTCGCGGTGCGCGACCTTGCGAACGGCGTCCATTCACATCTCCGCCAGAATTGGACTTGCGGCGGCCGGGAGAGGCGCGACTTTTTCGACGCGGAGAAGATGATTCAAGTTTTGCCGTTGGTGTTCCAGCGGGAGATCCAAAACATGATCGACAACGGCGGCCAGCGGAAGCCGGTCAAGCTTTCCGAAGTCCAAGCCGCCAAACGCGCACAGCAGAGGAGAACAGGGCCATGAATCGCGAGCGGCAAAAAAAAATCACCGAGCTGAAAAAACAAATACACCAGGAATGTATGGAAATCGAAGAAGCGGCAAAAGCGGACATTGCAGAAATACGCGAGGATGCACGCCGTAAAAAGGCGGTTTTGCAGCGCCGCGTCACGCAGCTACGGCGAAAAATGGAAAAGGAAGATGCCGTAGAGCGAGCTATAGAACAAGCAACTGCCAGCGGGGCAAGGTGGGGCATAAGTGGCGGCGTGCGGCATCTTGTCAGGGGGAAACGGGCGGGGGCAAATTACGAATACTATACAGCATGCGGCAAACGGTATTATCGTTCGATAGTAGCAAGTTATGCCTCAGAAGCGATTGTGTGCAAAGACTGCTTACGCGTGGCAAAAGTCAAAGGCTGGCGGGAAGCGTGGCAGGACAAAACGGAGGGCATCCCAGATTACCTTTGGGATTGGCACGTTGAAGAGTTGGACGATATTAGCGATTGGGCAGTCGCCAAACGCGCAATAGGAGCGATGGGCGAACGATGCCAACGTGTAATAAAAATGCGATGGGGGCTTGAAGGTCAGCCAAGAAGTTTGCTTGAAATTGCGTCAGAAATAGGCGTCAGCACCAGCCGCGCGTGGCAAATCTACCAGAACGTGCTAAAGCAGTTGTCCAAAACGCTGGAGGTCTGACTATGTTTATTCGAAACGCCAAACGCGCACAGCGCAGATAAGGAGAACAGGACCATGTTCATCACATTGCACCGCGACGGCAAGCCTTTCTACATCAAGGTCGACGCAATCATTGCGATCGAGCCATACAAGGCTAATCCGTATCCGTCATATCAATCAACGGTCTACCTAGCGCATCGCCATTGGGATGCCGACGAGACACCCGAAGAGATCCTGAAGATACTGACTGCCGCCAATGATTGGATCGAGGAGATATAGGCTAATGCCCGGCATCGAGTGCCCACGCTGCGGCTGTAAGGACCTACGCGACGATCGCGGACTCCCTGCATGGGAGGTCATCAAGACAATGAAAGGCAACGGGCATATTCGGCGGCGTCGGCGCTGTCGGCATTGCGGCAAATACGTATACACACGAGAAAAACTGGAGCAAGATCAATGAGCAAAGACAAGCGCAAAGCATACATCTATCCTGTCATCTATTGCGAATGCGGGAGTGCAATGTACTACGAGCCACCAGCGCCGAAGACAATAGCGTGTCAGAATCGGCTATGTGAGTTTTTTATGCGCCCATACAAGGCACCGACCATCGAACTGGAGCCGATAGAAGAGCTCATCGTCGTAGCGAGGAGACCAACCAAAAGACTGATAGCAAGATAAATGAAGATAACCATAGACCGCATATTTACCGGGAACGACCCGCGCTGCATAACCTTGCGCGCCGGAACATGCGTCCATGCTAGGCGCATGAGTATCGTCATCAAAACCCGCCCGTTTTGGCAACGACTTCTCCGCACACCGGCGACATTCTTCAGGTTGTGTCGGTCTGGCGGCAGCTGGAGTGAGATTGCAGGCTGTGTTTGGTGGCTATTGACCACAAAAAAGACCAACCAAAAGACGGACATGGAGGCTGGAGAATGAAAATCCTACATTTATGCAATCGGTTCACCGGGCGCGTATGGAAAGAGGCGTCGGTACTACAGGCAGACGGCCACAAGATCGTGGTACTGTTTCGCGAAATGGCTGTCCGCGGGACAGACTCAGATATCCTGTATATGTCCAGATGGGACACGCCCGAAAGGCTGCACCAAAAACTGGCGGCGATCTGTCCGGGGATGGACGCTGTGCATGTGCACACGTCCTTGACGGCATTGGACATGCCTGCGTATGCGCTAAATCATCACGATAGGGTCGTGTGGGACGTACACGACTGGAGCGCCGAGGTCAAAGCGGCAGTTGAGGGAATCGGGCCGGGCGTGACCTATATTGCGCCAGGCTCAAAACTGGCGGCGACTGTTGGCGCGACTGCACGAACTACGCACACGCACATTGTCGCGTCGAAAGTTCCACGGCGTTACCACATCACGCCGTCGAAGCAAGACGCGCGAACAATCGCGCTAAACTCGGATATTGACATCGCTCCAGCGTGGCGCAACTATCAGCCGGTACAGAAGATGTTTCTTGAGCACGGGTTTCGGTTTGACATTTTCCCGGCGACACAGAGCCCGCGCATGCAGGCGCACTATTCAAGACTGATGCAATCGCTGAACTATCTGTCACTTCTTCAGGAATTGAGTCAGTACGGATGGAATTACGTCGGGGCGGCGAACCGGACGGTACGGATTGACAATTGCGTGACCCATAAATTCTGGGAATCGTTGGCGGTGGGCGTGCCTGTCATCACCTGGCAGTCGGCTGAGATGCGCTTCTTAGCGCTCGGAATAAGCGTGGATCTTGCAGAGCCAGAAGCGCTGGAGAAGATTGCCGATCCAGGCGTCCGGGCTGAGTGCGCCGCGGAGCTGACGCACCGCCAGCACGAGTTCGCCATGGAATGTGAAATACCGAAAATCATCCAAGCATATGGAGGATAGTATGGCAATCGCCATCGTGTCGGGAGTCGCGGCCTATTTTTGGGCACAGACATAAAAAGGCCGTCTAAATGACGGCCAAGGGACATGGGGAGGGGTTTGGCGATAAAAGAGCGCAAATTCCGCGCCAATGCAAGGGGAATTAATATTTTTGGCTACATATAGCCAAAATCGTAGGGCGGGCCGCTTAAAAGGTTGACGTGTCGCGAAATACTGCAAATATTGCAGTATGCCTACAGCAGCAACAATGATTAGCGCGATCGATACAGCGATCTATGAGATCACTGTCAAAAAGGCCGAAAGCTGGGAAATCGGCGACACGCGTTATACTGCGTTAGATCTGGACCACTTGCGTCGGCTACGCAATGAGTATCTGCAGGAAAAGGCATCTACCGATGCGACCGCCAGCAATAACGCACCGTTTGGCATCACAGGCCTATCAGCAGGGAGCGGGAAATGAGCAAGCTTCTCAGGGCGCGGGCAAATCAACTGCGCAAAACCAAGCCGCGGCAAGTGGTAAGGGTCGGCTTTGACTCGACGGCGGACAACCGCAACACCGCCAACCATTGGGCAGACGCAAACGGGCAAGACCTGAACACGCTGATTTACGGCAGCCGCAAGGCGATGGTGAAGCGCTGCACGTATGAGTACCGCAACAACACCTACGCCAAGGCCATTATTGATCAGCTTGCAAATCACGTCGTGGGGCGGCACGGACCAACGCTCCAGATGCAAACGGAAAATCCGGAATTCAACGCCGAGGTTGAGGAGAAGTGGCAGGCGTTCGCGAAGAAGCTTGATTCGCGCGGCCGTCAAGATCTTGGGGCAATGCTGAGGACCGACATTAAAGAGACCTGCGTCCGCGGCGAATCCCTGGCGACCCAAAAGTCAGCCAAAACGACGCAGCAAGCACCCGCTCTCCGGATCATGAGCATCTCACCGGACCGGCTAGACAGCCCGATGGGCGACCCAATGACCGCAGATGTTCAGGACGGGATCAAATACGACATGGACACCGGCGCGCCAGTCGCATACTCAATCCTGAAGAGCAACCCGAACAACATGCTGCTGACGCCAAACCTGGACGTTGATTGGGTACCTGCCGAGAAGATGAACCATATCTTTTTTGAAGACGAAGCCGAGCAGGGCCGCGGCGCGCCGCCGCTACAGGCAGCGCTGCCGATACTCGCCTACCTCCGCCGGTACACGCTGGCAACCGTCGCCGCTGCAGAGCAAGCCGCGAACATCTCCGGCATCGTCTATACTACGCTTGGGCAGGTCGATCAGGACATGATATCCGCGATGGACGAAATAGAGATCCCCAGGAACGCCATGCTGACTATGCCGCGCGGTTGGCAGATGGACCAGATGGACGCCAAGCACCCGACGACGCAATACAAAGATTTCAAGGCCGAATTGGTCGCGGAGGCCGCGCGATGTGTTATGATGCCCTATTTGGTCGCTGCCGGAAACGCCGCTGGCTACAACTACAGCTCGGGCCGCCTAGACATGCAGGAGTTCTGGTCAGCAACAGAGATTATCCAAGACATGCTGGCGACTCGTAAATGTGACTGGATTTTTGCTGCGTGGCTGCGTGAGGGGCTGATGATTCCTGGCTATTTCCAACACGCAAACGCGGACATTCGTCGTGCGCCGGCCGAGACCATATCACACGTGTGGAATTGGGCCGGCGCACGGCATGTGGACCCACAGAAGGAAGCAAATGCCGCGCAAACGCGACTCGAATCCGGGCTGACTACGCTCGCTGCAGAATACGGCGCTCAAGGCAAAGATTGGGAGCGCGAAATGGAGCAGCGGTTACGCGAAGAAGCACGCGAAAAGGAACTCCGCGAAGAGCTTGGGTTGACAGAAGAACCAGAACCAGAGCCAGAGCCAGAGACCGAACCAGAGACCGAAGAAGAGACGCAAGAGCCCGAACGCAACAGCGACGAGCTGCAAAGCCTACGTGCCGAGATCGAAGAGCTGCAGGCGTTACGCGACGAAATCAAAGAGCTGAAGAACCAGCCGGAACTGGTGCCATCCATGCAGCGGGCCGAGCTGCAAGCATTACAGGAAGAGCTGGAAGCAGTCAAACAACAGAGATCGGCCGCCGCGTCATTCGCCTATCAGGGCGGCACAATCTACCGCAACGAAGATGGCGTATGTTTTCACACGGTCAACGGCGAAATTGAGCAGGTACCGGATGGAATGGTTTGTATTGACGACACCGGAACGCACTACGAAGTCATCGGCGGCAAGATGGAGGAAATCAAGTGCCACTAGCGCCAACCGCACTAAAAATGATCGGCGTCAAGCCACTGCAGGGCAAGCGAGGACTACCGCCGGAGCACGAAATTTGCGACGGCCGGATCCGATTTGCTAATCCTGATGGATCTTGGGGCGAGTGGGAAACTATCCGCGGCGAAAACGGCCCCCAAGGTCGGCAAGGTCTACAAGGCGTGAAAGGCGACAAGGGGGACCGCGGACCGCGCGGCTTAAAAGGGCCGAAGGGCGATAAGGGACCAAAAGGCGACAAAGGGGACAAAGGCGACACCGGCCCAATGCCGCCGCATGAAATCGACGACAACGGTCGAATCCGATTCAAGAAACCCAACGGAAGATGGGGCGACTGGCTGACGGTCAAACAGGGCGGCGGCGGTCACCAGGGCGTCGTATTGCTCGCTGACGGCGACATGCGGCAATATGTCGAGCTGAAAGAGCTGCGCAAGTTCGCGAAATCATCGCACTATGTAGAAAGAGTGTTTGACGGCAGCGACCAGCCCACAAGTATTGAGGTATGGGAAGACGCCACGAAGGCGATCAAGCTTTTCACCCAGACGCTGACTTGGGTCAGCGGCAACTGTACGTCTATCGTCACAGTAGACGAACTCAAAAGCAAAACGCTTACAGTCACGCACACGTATACAGGCAGCAACGCAACTTCAACAACCGAAGTACTCACATAAAGGAGTCATCATGGCATTTGAAAAATACATCCTCCCAGAGTCCGGCGTCGCAAAGATGCCGGTGCACGCATTTGTCGGAATCCTTTCCGAGAATTTGCAAGGCGAAAAGACCGGCGCAGAGTGCAAAACGGCGATTGAGGACTATCTCGGCGTCACCCTGACAACCGACGAAACGACCGACATCACTGATACCCTGTCATACATCCAGGCAGGCTCGGATCTTGCCAACAAATCGCGACGGATGGACGAAGTTTATCGCGCGTGCATCCTGGCAGAAACAGGGATTTGGTACACCACGCAGGCTCTTCTGCGGTCCCGTTTGAGTTGGTCAACCCCATAAGGCAATAAATGGCGCTGACGTGTAAAGTAGGAAGTTTTGCGGTAGGCACATCTGCAAGTTCAGATGTGTCTGTAACCGGCATTGGCTGGCAGCCTGATCTCGTCCTGTTTGCATCAACGCCGCTTACATCTGCGAATTCCAGTCAGGCCGACGCGAATATGGGAACGGGCGTAGGGATATCGGCGAGCGAGCAAACATCAGTATCGTCAAATTCAGAAGACAACCAAGGCATAAGCGACAGCAGCACTGTAACCAATGATGCTTCGGTTGGCCGCATATGCGCGGCTGGGACAACGGCAGATGTCTATAGCATTGTACTAAAATCTCTCGACAGCGACGGATTTACAGTTACGACGGGATCAACTGCGCCAAACAACGAACTCGTGTTTTACATGGCCATGGGCGGCTTTGACAATGTCGACCAGTCCAATTTTACGATTACAGCCAGCGGCGGAACAGTATCAGACTCGGGCTGGAGCTTCCAACCAGACGCATTGATAGTCAATCACGGCGCGCAATCGTATAATCAAACGGGACCTAATGCTAGGTTGAATCTTCATTTTGCCACAGGGGCAAGCGAGGAGGGTGGGGCTGGCTGGGGAGATAACAATGGCGAAGCGACTCAGGATGCAAACGGGTATATTTCAAATAGTACAGTATGGACGCAACAACTCGTAGACGGGTCAGCGCAAGGGCGGCCGACGGCCGAACTTCAATCATTTGACTCAAACGGGTTTACGCTGAATGTACTAAGTACCCCTGGCAGCAATCGCAATTGCTATGCCTACGGCTTGAAAGGGGGATCGCTCAAAACCGGATTTGACAACACGCGCACGTCGACGGGGAACTTTTCAGTAACCGGTTTAGGATTCCAGCCTGTCGGATTGGCTATCTTGAGCATAAACTCCACATCATTTGGAGACCAGGCGGGCATAAGCTTCAGCCTAGGCTTCACAGACGGGACGTCTGAATATATGATCGCCGTGTGGTGCGACAACGGCGTGGCTACGACGAACGCCGGGACAAGGTTTGACGATGATATGTTGCAAGCCACAATGGATGTCGCAGCGGCTAACACAATACTCGGGAGCATCTCTTTTGTCAGCTTTGACTCAGACGGCTTTACGCTCAGCCAAGACGATGCCGATACGGCGCTGAACAAAATTGTGTACTTTGCATTTGGCAATGAGGCGGCTGGAGGCGGAGACATCCCAATCTTTATGCACCATTACACGAAAAACGCAGGATAACGCATGCGCGAACTACAAGCAAATACTGAGGTAAAGGTGGTCATAGGGCCATTTGTTGACGTCACGGACGGGTACACGCCGGAAACGGGGATCACGTTGGGTGCAGCAGATGAAGCGGAACTGATGAAGCATGACGCGGCGTCGGTAACTGACATATCCTCCAATACGTGGGCGGCGATCACGTCAATGGATGGCTATTACAATTTGACGTTGACGGCAACAGACACGAACACCGAGGGGATGATGGTTATTGCGATCCAGGACGACTCGGTTTGCCTGCCTGTTCGGGCTGAGTTTATGGTGTTGGCGCAGGCTGCGTATACGTCGAAGTACACCGCCAAAGACACTGGGTACATGGACATCAACGTCAAAGCTGTCAGCGAAGACACAACTGCCGCAGACAACATAGAAGCAGACTACGACGGCACGGGCTACAATAAATCAGCGTCGACCATTGGCACGTGTACGACGAACACAGACATGCGCGGCACGGACAGCGCATTGCTGGCCGCTTCGGCTCCGGCCAATTTTGGCGACCTTGCGATTACCGCGACGACCGGTCAAACGACAGTCGGAACAAACAACGACAAGGCGGGCTATTCGATTTCTGGCACGCTCACTACATTGGATGCACTTGACACCCAACAAGATGCTCAGCACGCTGCGACACAAGCGGACATCGCAGCGCTCAACGATCTGTCAGCAGCAGACGTCAACGCGGAAGTTGACACGGCATTGACCGATTACGACGGGCCGACCAAGACGGAGATGGATGCAGCGTTTACCGAAATCAAGGGCGCGACGTGGAGCGACACAACTGACACCCTCGAAGATATCCGTGACGCCGTCGACACAAAAGCCAGTCAGTCAAGCGTCGATACGGTTGATGGCAACGTTGACTCTATCCTCGAAGATACCGGCACAACGTTACCCGCATCACTCACAACGATTGAAGGTAAAATTGATACGGTCGACGGAAACGTAGACGCTATCCTAGTGGACACCGGGACCACACTGCCCGCGACGTTAACCACGATTGAAGGCAAAATTGATACGGTCGACACGAATGTTGATTCTGTGCTGGAAGATACCGGCACAACTTTACCCGCAACGTTGACGACAATCGAAGGAAAGGTTGACACGGTGGATACAAATGTTGACGCCGTGCTGGTCGATACGCAGCGAGTTGACGGGCTCATCGAAGATTCAGGCGGCGACAGGTTCACCACCAAGGCCTTGGAACAGGCTGCTGCAGGTTCCGGATTGTCAGCTCAAGAGGTCCGCGACGCAATGAAGCTTGCGCCAACTGTTGGCGCACCAGCGGCTGGGTCTGTCGATGAAGCGTTGGACGATATTTATACGGACACGCAGCGCGTTGACGGACTGATCGAAGACGATAGCGGCGACCAGTACACGGCAAAAGCGCTGTCCCAAGCGCCGGGAGGCGCTGTAGCTACAGACGTCAATGTGGTATCCGTCGGGGGAACGGCGGTAACAAGTCCATCAGATCTCAGAGCAAAAGCAACCATTAGCCTATAGGAGCAATCATGGCAAGCGAACTGACATACGTCCGATCAGCACAAGTCAGGGCGTCGACGCTAGACGAAGAGACTCGAAGCGTGGAGGCTGTAATCGCTACGGAAGAGCCCGTTCTTGCGTTCGACACACAGCGGTGGGAGCCAATCCTTGAAGTGCTGAGGATTGACGGCGTCGAGCATCCTGAGCAAGTGCCCTTCCTGGACACCCACGACCGCAGTTCTATCCGGAACCAGATCGGCAGCACGCGAAGCATTAGGTCCGAAGACGGTATCTTGATTGCCCGCAATTTCTATGCCGAAACCGAGCTCGGCAATCATGCGTGGGAGCTTGCCCGCGGCGGACATCTGACCGACAACTCGGTCGGCTATCAGGTATTGCAATACCGCGACGTCCGGCCAGGGAAGACGGAGGAAATCATGGGGCGCAGTTATACAGCGCCGTCGGATAGGGCGCTTCGCGTTACGACCAGATGGAGGATCAAGGAAAATTCCTCTTGTGCGATCGGGGCAGACCCGTCAGCAAAAAATAGATCTCTCGACGACCAAGGACCAAAAACACCACATGGAGCAAAAGCCATGGAACTCACAGCAGCCATGCGTGCCTGGATGATCAATCATTCTGGTCTGCGCAAGGACGCCAGCGAAGAAGATGCGATGACGCATTTTGAGGCGCTCGGCGACGACGAACAGGCAGCCTGCAGGGCTGCAGAGGGCGGAAGCGAAAGCGTCCGCACTGAACCCAAACCCCAAAACGAAGACGCCGCAATCCAGGCAGCCAGAGCCGCCGCGGTCGAGGAAGTCCAACGTCATGCGCGTGTCGAAAACGCACGCATCGAGGCGATCCGGACGGAAGGCGCGACGCACGGCATCGACGCCGCAACCATTACGCGTTGCATCAGCGAAGGGCACAGCATCGAGCAGGCGCGCGGCGAATTCCTGAACGCGATCCGCTCGCAGCAATCCTCGATGGTACTGCCACAGATCCGTATCAGCAATGTCAAGCACAGCACGCGCCATCTGGAAGCCTCCATGTTGTTGCGCGCGGATGCTGCAGACGTAGCCGAAAAGGCGTTCGGCGAAGACATCACGCAGCAGGCCGACGAACAGTTCCGCGACATCTCGCTGATCGACATGACCAGGATGGCGCTGCAGCTCCACGGGCACCCCGTGCCTCATGGACGCGACGACACCATCCGCGCGGGATTTTCGACTGGCTCACTCAGCACAATCCTAGGCAACACTGCGAACAAAATGATGCTGAAAGGCTATCAGGCGAACACCGGCTCTTGGCGGCGGTGGTGCAACATCAAGAACCTCAAGGACTTCAAATCGACGCCGATGGCGCGACTGAACGACCTTGGCGAGTTCGAGCAAATCGGCAACGACGGCGAAATCAAGACGGGCAAACGTTCGGAAACGTACGAGACCATCAAGATTGACACGTACGCCAAGAATTTCGGCGTTACTCGTCAGGACTTGATCAACGACGACATGGGCGCGTTCACCGCCGTTCCGAAAGGACATGGCACCAAGGCAGCGCAGAGCGTGACCAAGCTCGTTTATACCACGTTCTTGTCAAATCCGACAATGACGGACGGCGAATCGTTGTTTACCGCTGCGACAGGCGACCGGCTGGAGACGAACCTGCGCACCAGCCTCGCGCTGTCAAGCGACAACCTGACCACGGCGCTTCGGTATTTTATGGAAATGACCGGGCCGGACGGCGAGCCGGTTGAGGTTCCGGCCGCGTTCATCCTTGGCCCGCCAGCGCTCAGGGGATTGATGCAGCAGCTCATCAACTCACAGGTGATCATGCCCGTTGGCGACACTGACGCGAAATATCCGACGTACAACCCGCACGCCAAAGGCCGGGAACTGCAGGACTACATTGCAGAACCTCGCCTCGGGATGTCCGCCTATACGGGCTCCAGCGCCACCACGTGGTACCTGATCGGCGACCCGGCGCGCGTGGATACGATGGCGGTTGGTTTCCTCAACGGCAACGAGAACCCGACGCTGAATACATTCGGGCTGGACAGCGACCCGAATCGTCTCGGCATCACATACCAGGCATACCTGGATTTCGGCGTCGCCGCCGCAGATCACCGCGGTATGGCCCAACACACAGCATAAGGAGTCAAAATCATGGCTACTGAAGCAGCATATTTCGGCGAAGGCGAAGTCATCCGCGAAACCGCGGCTGCAGCCGTCACCGCCGGACAAGTGGAACTCAAGGCCGGGCAACCGTCCTTTGCAAACAACGACTACGCCGCGGCGGATATCGCGAATTACGGTATCGGCAAGGAAGTGGCTGGCACGTTCACAGCCGTTGCGGTCGCTGCAAATGCGGGCGACCCAGTCTGGTGGGACGCATCCGCCAACACGTTCACGATCAGCCCGGTGTCAGCGGCAGGCGATTTCATGGCTGGGACGTTAACCCGCGCCATGGCCGCCAGCGCCACGACCGGTTATGTCAAACTCGGCGGCGTGAACAACGCAATTCCCGCGCATCTGTGGGAAGGTAAGGCGTTCGAAGTCCTCACCGACGACAAGACCCTGGATGCGCAGGATGTCGGCAAGGTCATGTGTATGGACGCTGACGCCAAGACGTTTACCGTGCCAGCGACGGTTGCCGGGCTGGAATTCATCCTGTGCAACATCGCCGCTGACGGCACAGCGCTTCTGTCGGTCTCGCCCAATGCGAGCGACAAGCTCATGGGCGCTGATGTCGCTGGCGTCGACGACAAGGACTACCAGAACATCAAAGCCACCCAGAACCGCTGGGACTGGATGCGGATCGTTGGCGACGGTGCAGACGGCTTCTTTGTGACCGACACCAACGGCACCTGGGCGCAAGAGCAATAATCTGGCTGGGGCTGGTCATAAAAGACCAGCCCCACCATCAACCTTTTAGAGAGGATCATATGGACACGACAAAACTCACAATCCGCCTTCACGAGGCGACGGCTAAGAAGCGGGAACGTTTGGCTTTGAAGGACCGGAACGGCGTGTTGGTACAGAGCGGCTACATTCGCTGTTTAACGGAACTGTTGGCAGAAGAGCAACCCGCAGCACAGCCCGCGGAAGAAGCGCCTGAACAACCAGAAGAACAACCCAAAAGGCGCGGACGTCGGCCGAAGGCTAAAGCATGAGAGGATACTCACAGGTAGTACACAGGGCGCGTCCCAAGCTACACGTCACCTACAAAAAGGCGATCGACGCAACGTCGCCGCTTGAGACGATTCTCGGTGAGGCATTGCCATCGAACGTCGCTATGGTGCGCGTTATGAACGAAAGCGCCGCGGTGATCCGGTTTCAAAACAACGCAGCGGCTGACGCAAACTCCGCCGGCCTTGCCGCTGTCGGCGCGACAAACGACAGCGCAGAACGCGAGTTCTGGGGTACCAAGGCCGAGCTGGACCTACTCCAGTTTTACAGCGGCGGCGCCAACAATGCCTCGATTGAGGTGTATGTCTTTTGAGCGCTCAGGATACATTGCGCGAACTCATGGGCGAGTGCGTGTTTGACGTTGACGACGCCGAGACGCCATCGGAAACTGTCGTGTATCGCCCGAGCGGCGGCGATGCCCGTACGATCCAGGCAATAGTCAGGCGTCAGAGTAACGAACAGATCGGCATGGCTCGCGCGCCGTCCATCACGCTCACCGTCCCAAACGACGACACGGACGGGATCTCGGCAACGGAACTGGACGACGGCGCGGACCAAATCGACGTAGCCGTGAAGCCTGGCGGAACCGCAACGACGCGCAATGTGTACAGGGTCGTGTCAAGCAATGTCGCTTTTATTACGCTGGAGGTCAAATAATGGCAACTCCATTAGTTGACGTGACGTTCAACCAACAGCAACTTGAAGCGCTACAGCGTGAGTTCCGCGCAGCTCCGAACAAGATCAACAGAATCCAGGCCGGAGCCGTAAACGATACGTTGAAGAATCTTCGCACATACGTCTCGCAAGAACTTCGCGCCGATCTGGCTGTGAAAGCGCGAGACTTGAAGACGCGCAATTTGGTAGTGCTGCAAAGGGCAAACCGCTTCAACCCGGCTGCGCATCTGCGGGTAACAGGATCACGGATCCCGCTAAAGTATTTTGACGTGCGGCAGGGGAAAAACGTCACGTCCTGGAAAATCTACAGAGCTGGGCCGCGGAAGAAGGCGCGCGACGTCTTTTTTGCAACTATGCCGAGCGGTCACTTTGGCGTGTTCCACCGAAGCGCCACCAAGAAAATGCAGCGCAAGCCAAGGCGTGCAGCCATCACCGAAATGTACGGGCCATCTGTGCCTTACGTAGCCAACAAAATTCCATCACTTTCACAGACAGCATTGGACGCAAAAGTAGGCGCGCGCCTACAAGCAAATCTTGACCAAAGAATACGGTTCGAACTGACCAAAGACTAATGGCACTATCTATCCTGGAGCAAATCATAGCGCTCATCGTGACAGCCATTGAAGGCGTGACGACCGGCAACGGCTATCAGGTAGACGTGACAGGAGTCTACCGCCCGTCAACGCTTGGCGGACAGGACCGGGATTCGCCAGGATCTTACGACGTCCAGCTTGCGCGGGGCGTGTTGGTGCGCAATGAAGAAATCGACTTGCTCGGCAATCCGCCGCGGCAGGGCTGGACTGTCCCTGTAGAGATAGACTGTCTGTACCGCCCAAGCTCCAGCAACACAGACCCGATCGAACGTGAGCTTGACACGTTCTGGAGCGAAGTCTCGAAGGCGGTAATGACGGACATCCAATGGGGCGGACTGGCGATCGATTCAGAGCTTGGCGCGCCGAATGATTGGATTGACATGGACGACGGGACGTGTGGCAAAACGGGCGTCCTCAACGTTCACTATCGAGTCCAAGAAACAAACCCATACGCACAATAGGACCATCATGAACCTGACAAAGAAAGACATTCTGCAATTCTCAGGAGCCTTCCCAACCCTTCCCAAGGGGAGCGAGCGGTACAACTACGCCATGGCGTTCAATTTTCGGCGACTGCTGCCAACGTTTCAGGAGCTGTCCATAGAGCTTAACCCGTCGCCGCGCTATCGCGAATATGCCGCCAAGCTGCAAGCCGACCCGAACGGATCTCACGATGAATACGCCGAGGAAATTGCACTGCATCGGCAGAAGGTACTGGACCGCCCGACAATCCTGGCCGAAACGGTCGAGGTAACGCTCCGAACAGTCGACTACACAGACGCACCAATCTCTGAACTCACCCCGGCTCAATTGGCCGCAATCATGCCAATGATCAACGAAAAGGAGGAAGAAGTATGACGCTTCTCGCAAAACGCCAAGTCCTCGCGGCCAAGGTCGAATCGACCATCGGGACCGCGGAAACCCTTGCCGCCGCTGATGCGGATTATTTGATTCGGAACCTGGAAGTCAACATTGACGCCGAAGAGGCTCCACGCGAATACCAGGGGACCGCTTCACCGAACACCGACGCAATCGGCGCGCGTATGGTTACGTTCACGTTCGATCTGGAATGTCACGGCAAAGGATCGGCAGGCGTGCCCGACTGGGCGTCTGTATTCCTCACAGCGTGCAGCATGTATGACGATTCGAATACCATGAAGCTTGTAACCGCTGTTCCCGACACGGCAGGCAACGTTGGGCGCACAATCACTATCGGCGCATACCACGACGGTAGGCGAATTCTTGCTGCCGGATGCATGGGGAATGCAATCTTGACGCTGGCAAATGGCATGCCGATGATGGCGCGGTTCAGCTTCCAGGGCAAGCTGTCGGCGATTGACGACACAGCGCTTTTGTCTCCGACCCCGCCCGCAGTCATTCCGCCATCGTGCGCCAATCTCACATGGTCGTGGAATTCGCAGAGCCCAAGCGCGGCGTCGCTGGAAATTGATCTGCAGAACGAAGTCTATATGCGCCCGGACTACGGATCAGGCGCTGGTGCATCTGGCTACGTGGCGGCGTGTGTCGTTAACCGACGCCCGGTGATCCGTGTATCTCCAGAAGCGACGTTGGTCGCGACTCACGACGTGTATGGAAACTGGCTCAGCTCCACGGCTGGGGCGTTCTCCGTCGCAGTAGGCGGGACACAATACAACATTATGACCATCGCCGCGCCAAAGGTGCAGACCCTCTCGCCGAACATGGAAACGACGGACGGGATCATTCGAGACGGCGTGACCCTGCTCTGTACGCGTTCGGCGGCAGACGACGACGAGCTGACTATCGCGTTTACTTAGGGGAAAGACATGGCCAAGAAACAGCCAAAGCACCTGCAAAAGTTCGCAGATCAGAAGCAAGAAATCACGGAACGAATCAAGGCGTTGGGCGTGAATGCGTCCTATGCCATCACAGGCGACCGAAACTATGTCCTGGAGGATGACGGGAGCCTATATATAGAGTCCAGCCACACCCGGACACCCGTCTCGCGGTGGACAGCACAGCAGTGGGACCAGTACAAAGAAGACTGCTCGCGCGGACTCTGGACCAAGTTGACCACTCGCTTCGGCGACGGCGGCCGTTAATGGTCCGCGACTGCCCGAGCCGAAGCATTATAAAAAGGACCATACCATGAGCGAAGCCACAACCAAGAGCAGCCTGTTTGCTCCGACGTTCAGCGTTGAGCTGCCATCCCAGGCAGCCGACCCCAACCGCCCAAAGTTCACCTTCCGCAAAGCTACGGTGTTGGAGATCCTCGGGATAGAGGATGCGGTTACCCAAATTCAGAACAGCCAGGCGGATCACGCGGGCATTATTCGTGCGCTCAAGGGGTATGTTGAAGACATGCTCGTTGATGACGCGGCCGCTGAGATTTTACAGCTTACGTTCGAGCAGTTTGTCGAGCTGTTCTGGTTGATGAAGAATGGCCAGGACGTGAGCCTTGACGAAAAAAAAGAATCCGGGTCGCCGTCGCCGTCAGATACGGAGATTTGCGACCCCACCAACAGCCAATAGATGAAAATGGCGGAATCGTTGAAATCCTATGCCCAAACTGCAACGGCAAGGCGAATAGCGAAGGCAAGTACTGCGGCCAATGCGACCGCGGCAACTTCGCCCTGGACTCTACGCCGCTGGAGTTCTGCGGTTGGTGGCCGTTCCGCCTTCTGGACATCGAGGAAGCGTGGCGCCGGGGGGTGCCAGCCACATCCGGCGGATACCTGGACCAGCCAAACCATATCGCCAGTGCGGTACAGTTCGCGACGACCGACTCGGATGTCTATCGGGCGAAGCAACTTGGACCGCTTTCTCAACTCATGTGAGGTGATCTATGGCGCGTAGACTGGACATCCTGATCAACGCAAAGGGCGGCACACAAGCCATGTCGACGTTCCGCCAGGTCGGCCAAAGCATCAGCCGGATGGGAATGATGGCGTCTGCGGCGGTGCCTGTCGCGTTGCTGAAAGCGACTAATGAGGCGGTCAAGTTCGAGCATCAGATGGCAGGCGTCGGGACGATGCTGAAAGACAACGTTGGGCCGCAAGTCGCCGCGTTCAGTGACCAGATCCAAGACATGTCGGTTGAGTTTGGGCAGAGTAAAGAAACGCTGAGCAAAGGACTGTATGACATCCTCTCGGCAGGCGTGGACGCAAGCCAGGCGATAGACGTGCTAAAAAACGCGACCAAGGCGGCGATTGGCGGATTCACTGAGGCTGAGGTGGCGGTCGACGGCGTGACGACCGTGCTTAATGCGTTCCGGTTAAGCGGCAAAAAATCAAGCCACGTGCTGGACTTGATGTTTAACACGGTGCGGGAGGGCAAGATTACCTTCCAAGAGCTCGCGGAGAACATCTCAAAGCTCGCGCCGTTGGCTGAAGCGGCTGGTCTGGATGTGCGGGACATGTTTGCCGCTGTCGCGACTGCTGTCAAGATCGAAAAGCCTGAGCGCGCAATGACGGCGATACGGGCAGCGCTGGTATCTGCAGCCAAAAAAGGCGAAGACTTTTTGGATGTGTTGCGTGACCTTAGAGGCGCAAGCCTCGACCAAATCCTGGCGGCGGGCTACGACAAACAGGCAGCCCAAGGGATTACTCTATTGGCAGGGAATTATAAAGAGTTCGTCAAGCAGATAGGGCTTAGCCGCAGCGCTGCTGGGGCCGCGGAAGAGGCGTTTAAGAAGATGTCTGCGACGTCACAGATGCAAGTCAATCAAATGAAGCAAGCGTTCAATTCTGCGTTCACCGACATGGGGCAGGCGATCGTCGATACAGGGCTTTTGGCGCACCTGAAAGACATCGCCGTGGCAATTTCCGACATTTCGAAAGAAAGCAGGAGAATGGGGCGGCCGGTTGGCGCGGAAATGTCAGGGAAAAGCGTCGACCCGTCAAGAAAGCCTGACGTGATCCCGATGTGGCGGCACATTGTGCAGGGCTACATGGAGACGATTAACGACGCGTTGTCAGAGACGCCAATGGACCTGACAAAATTGCCATGGGCTATGAAACAGCCGGGGCACCGGATGGACCTGGAAAGAAGCCGGGCATTGTGGGAAAAGCAGCAGCAAGCCGCCGAGGAGAAAGCCAGCAAAAAGCAACTCGCCGCACTACTTGGCAGGCTCGACAAAGATGCGGCTGATTTCGCCGCCGGACAAGAAAAAACGCGAGAAGCGGAAGGCAGGGCCAACTGGCAGGAATTCCGCGCAAAGATGCGTAAACAACTCGGGCTTGACGAGCCGGAAATCAATCTGCCCAAGATGGTCATTCCAGGCGCTGGCGAAAAGGTGGCGCCCATGATGCAGCAAGGTCCGCAGCAAGGTTTTACGACCCGCTTCCTCTCTGGGCTGTCTGGGCTGACAAACACGCCAGCGAAAAAGACCGAACAGAACACACGCGCGATCGCCAGCAACACGGCAGAGGCCAACAACATACTCGAAAAGGCAGTGGAAAGCGTCAAGGGCATGCGCGAGGATCTGAAGTCATTCACCCCAATGTTTGCGTCGCTCTAGGAGAATTATATGGCAGTTCAGCAAGTAACCCAGCGAAACAACGATAGAGTCCTGCGGTCCGTAAAAAGCGGGGGCCAGTGGTACGCGGTCGAGGCCGTGCGCGAGTTTGAAGTCTTGATGGACAACATGACCGACGACCCCACACTGGCATTGAACGCGGACGATGGGACAACCGCCATCCCAGCGCCGGCCGCAGTCTGGAACGTGTCCAACACCTACCTCAAGGCCCAAGCGCCGACCGTGCGCCGGATGAAAAAGAGTGGACTTTTCGAGGTTGTTTGTAACTATCGGGCGCAAGACTTTACGTTGGGCGGGCGGCAATCAGTACCGCCGTTGGACCGGGACATACTGTACAATGAGTACGGCCAACCGACGATGGTCGAAGTGGACCGTGATAACGGCGGGAACTTGCTCAAGACGGCAGCCGATCAAGTGATTTACGTCCATCTCAAGCACGCCGATCTCTACATTCAGGCCATCCGCAACGACGACGCGAACACCGACTATACTGCATACTTCATGCACACCAATAACGCGTCCTTCAGCCTTAACGGCAAGTCGTATCCAGCCGAAACTCTACTTCTTTCGCACGTCGACAAGATCTGGCAGGAAGAAAAATTCGAAGACGAAGTCACCGAGTATTTTCAGTACCAATATCACTTTTACGTCCGGTTCGCGCGCGGGACCAACGACCCAACAATCTGGGACGAAAAGATTCTCAACCGTGGCACGGTACATCTGGACGACGACGACGAGCAGGTCGCCAACACCGATACGGAAGGGAACATAATCACAGAACCGCTGAACCTTGGCGAGCAGGGCGAACTGCTCGCGCCTGGCGCTACTCCGTATTGGCTGGCGTCGGCGTCGACGTATTCCACATCTGCCTCGTCAAGCGTGCAAATGTATAACACAGCAGACTTTAGCGGACTCGGTCTATCATGACGCAAAACTACGGATTGACAAAAGAGCAGCACAGACGCGTCGGCGCGTCCGTGAGGTATACTGAGTCAATGACCGCCGGTGTCCAAAAGTTTGCGGCAAATGCGAAGGGCAAAGAGACCCGACTGTGCTACGTGTACGAGAGGATCTATCCCGGCAACATTGCATATCGCGCCAAGCTTGCGCGGCTGGTTGACGGGGAGCTAGAAGTTGACGACGACAAGACATTTACAGTTTACGACATTACCAACACGCTCCAATACACGAATCATACAACTGCAACGGCGGCAGCTCAATACTGCATAGCAATACTGGTTAATGGCCAATGGGTTATAGACGCCAGCGCGCCGGCGGCCAGGATGGTATATGTATATGAAGTTCTTGCTGGCGCGACGCATAACGCACAGCCGGCATATTACTATAGCGGCGGCATTTTTCACGACCCAATGGCACTAGATATCGAGGTGATAGAGATCAACGGGTACTCGATTCAATCAATAATCGACGATGTTGGCCCGCAATACTATATGGCGTGGCGCATGCCGTGGGATGATGGGACAGCCGGAGAATGGATTTTTGATAGCAAGACGTCCTTGAGAGATCCGGACACGTACAAAGTGAAGATCTCCGCCGCAGACACGACAGAATCGTATTTGGACGATGCCATTGCCGAAGGCGACGCGATCGAAACAACTATTGTAGACCCGGGCGCTGACGAGACGCTAGAGATCAAGGTGCTGTTTCAAAACTCGATCACCTTGGACGGCGGGGCGAATGCGCTACAGCTCGACGGGGACGAACTCGCACCCGGAAACAATCATTTCTACGGGACGGACGGGGCCGGGAGTAAGGGCTGGATTGACCTGGACAACTACCTCGACGTCAATCTGGTAGCTGGCGATGCCATGGATATCACCCACGCCGGAACGGAGTTTACCTTTGACGTACTTTTCACCAATTCGATTGAGCTAAACACCAACCAACTACAGTTGGTCAACGACGTCGACGCTCCAGGGAACAATTATGTATATTCGACCAGCAACGCAGGGGTGAAAGGCTGGTATAGCCTCGACGACTATATGCGTGATGCTCTTGTCGCGGGCGATGCGATGGACATTACAGAGGACCCGACGAGCGTTTTTACGTTTGACGTGCTCTATCAAAATTCGATAACGCTAGACGGAGTGACAAACAAGCTGGAGCTTGACAACGACGAAAACGCACCAGGCGATTACACCGTTTATGGCTCGCTGACTCTGGGGGCAAAGGGCTGGCAAGACATATATGACTATGCCACGTCGTCAACGTCTATCGCCAAAAACAGCATCATAGGGGATCCAATTTCCTTTTCCATAATCGAGCAAATGTCAATCGATGTAGACGCCAACGGCGTCAAGTTGGTCAATGACGAAGCGTCGCCAGGAAGTTACACGTTTTACGGATGCGACGGTAGCGGCACGAAAGAATGGAACGATTTCACATCGATCACAGTGATCACGGCCGTGCAACTTGACGGCAGCGACAATTTGCAATATAAATACGTCGACGCGTACGTATTCCAGCCAACGTCGGAATCCGGATGGGTAACTGTCGACGGCTGGACAACTACTGCATGCACAGATCCGTAAAATGGCAATCTATACAATAGACGGAAAGATTCTCACCGAAGGCGGCGCCATCGCGGTCCACGAGGATTGTTGTTGCCCAACCCCTACGCCGACGCCAACTCCCACCCCCACACCAACGCCCACACCAACACCAACGCCGACTGACCCGACGCCGGATTGCAACGGTTGCTCGCCCGCTATCCCGTACACCCTGCAAGTAACGTTTGGCTCAGCCTGTTCGGTCACCGGTTGCACGTCAGGCTTTACATGGTCCGGATCGTATATTGTGACGTGGTGCGTTAGCTGCGGTTGGCAATGGACGGATGGGACTGCATTGATCAATCTGCAGTGGTACCCCAGTTCCACAGATTGGAACCTAGACATGCACCCATCGGTCGGGGATGATTGTTATGCACGCTACAAAAAAGCCGCAAATACGCCTTGCATGCCACAGGGAGCCTATACCTTCAACAACCACCAGGGTGGCGCGTCAGGCTGCACAGGCATCGCCATAAGCGTCTCATGAAACAGAAATTTACAGAAACTATATGCCCGCAGGCGAACGAGCGGCTGTGTGCCATGTGCCGCAAAAGCCAGCCATGGCGAGACGAGCATCGGGTATTTTATGACGTGCCTGCAGATTGGGATACGCGTTGCCCGTTTGCCACATTTCCGCCATTCACGACCCAACTAAAGACAGCAGCAAAAGCCGTCGCCAGAATTGCCGAAGCAGCAGTGTCAGGGAAGCCGATTACCGTGAAATCGGCGGAAGTGGAAAGGCGTGCAAGTATCTGCGGGACGTGCGACGAATACCACAAGGGCCGATGCCGACTGTGCGGATGCAGGCTGAAAGCCAAGCGACGTCTTGCAACAGAAAAGTGCCCGGCTGGGAAATGGGAGATAAACGTATCCATCGTCATACCTGCTCGCGGGGAACAGGAAGAACTGCAGAAGACAATTGACTCAGCCAGGGCGGCCGGAGCGCAGGAAATCATTGTAGTCGATGACGGGGAAAACGGGCCGTACCAGGGCGAAGACGTCAGTATCGTCAACGACCCGCCAGGGCAAGGACCAGCATTAAGCCGGAACGCCGGGCTCAATGCAGCAAAGGGCCACGTGATCACCTTCAGCGATTCGCATGTTCGATTCCCTGCCAACAGTTTTCAGGAGTTCGCCGCTTGGGTAACAGACAAAAAGTGCCTCGGATCTGCCGCAATACAGTCGCTCGACGGCCAACGCAACTGGACCGGATTTGGCGGCAGACTCATCAAGATCGACGCAGGATACGACGCGAGGCCGGTACAGAGGCCGGGCGAAACATGCACTGCGCTATATGGCTCTGTCTATGCCGCAACCCGTGAAACGTGGGGCCGAGTAGGTGGATGGCCGAAAACTCTGGCCTGGGGGTACAACGAACAAGCACTATCCCTCGCTGCTCTCTTCGCCAACGTAGAAATCCGACCATATGAGCGCATGACGATATTGCATCGGTTCAAGAAGCGTTTCGGATACGCGACATCAAATCGAAAATCCCACGCGAACAGAGTGCTCACTCACTGGTATCTGTTTGACGACTTCGCGGACAAGTGGGAAGCTATTTTCCGCGAACATCTGCCGCACGGTTGGAGGATCGCGGAACAATGCATGCAGCAAGACGAGTTTATCCAGGAGCGCGAGAAGTACCAAAACCTGAAGCGTGTATCAACAGAAGACGTCTATGAGACGATAGAAAGCAACAACGGGCAAGCGTTCCGTGCCTCACGAAGGCTGGATTCGCCGAGCGACAGGACGGTAGCGCTATTCACCCCGCATGCACCAGGGCGGGAATCATTACTGCCAGGATACACCAAAGCAGTTGAGGAAGCAGGCTACCCAATTACACAGGCGTTCATGGTGGCTGATACACCACGGCCGGACGTCAGGGAAGCGTTTCTTACAGCCGTCCACCTTAACGCTGACCCATTGTCTGAACGCTCCGCCCCAATTATGGCGCAACACATGGCCAACCTATGGAACATCGCAATCAACGCAGGGCTAGCCGATTCGTGCCAATGGGTGTGGAGCCTGGAAGACGACGTGGCACCAGAGCCCAACACATTGCAGCGCATGCTTGCAGCCGCACAACCAGGCGTGGGCATAGTAACGATAGGGCTACGGTCGAGGCAAGGGCATCTTATGGTGTATCCAATCAAGAGCGTTGACCCGTTCGCTATCGACCGCAAGCGCAAGTACAAAAAGCAATCAGGCGTCGGCGAAGTGGGAAGCTGCCACGTCGGATGCACATTGATAAGGGCTGATCTACTGCGTAACTTTCGCTTCACCGCAACACCAAATAACGGCAGCGGCGGATACGGCCACGAATGGAGCTTGATGAAGGCGTGCCACCTACGACAGCTCAAGATCGTATGCGATTGGGATATAGCAGCCACTCACCACGACACGTAAGCAACTGAACACCAAGGACTTAGCGGGGTCCTTCCAAGAGGTAAGCAAATGCGGACAACCGGAAG